ATAGTTTTTATTAACTATAGCAGTTGGTAGTATTGTTACTTCATTATTTGTACTATCATCCCTTAACTTTATCGTAACACTTGTTGAATATACTCTTGGTATAATCTTTATTGTTTGTGCATCAGATGTAGGTAACAAATGTTTCATATATATATAATACTAAAAGTTTGTATTTTTATTTATTTAAAACAAAAAATAAATTTTAACAAAACTTTAACATTTTTTATTGTTGCAAAACTTGTATGTTGTTATATATTTACATCATAATTAAAACAAACATTATGAAATCATTTTTAGACATTACAAACGAGATAATCAAAGAAAGAAATCTTAACTATTCTCCAAAAACATTTAACAATATAATGAATGAGGTAAAATCTACACCAAAATATATTGACCAAAATAACAAAAGAAACGAATGGTTGTCAAGTACAAATACAAACAAAAAAGATTATTTAGTATCTTTTATGAGTAACCACTTAACAACAGATAGTAGATTAAGATAAAAGATATAGATAAAAAAAGGGTAATCAATTAAGACTACCCTTTTAAATTTATAATTATTATGAAAAAAACCTATGCGTTAGGGTCTATTTGTACTGCACTTTCGTTATCAGTAATAACAGTTGATGTTACAAAGTAAGCTGGGTTAGTTTCTTGACCTTCTAAAGTTAAAGTGAATCCACTTAAATCTCCCATTGCTGCTCCAGATACAACTGTGCCTCCAGTTACTTCTGCTCCGTGTTCTAAACCAACTAAAAAGAAATTACCATTATAATCTTCTATTGCAACGTGAGGACGTGCAGTAGCCAATAATTTTATTTGCTCTTGTGTTGCTTTATCTAAAACTGGTAAAGTTAAATTTAAAGTCTGTGTGTAAAATGTAGTTCCGTTTTCTCTTGAACTATTAATTGTGGTTTCTAGTGAAGAATTACCTTTGATATCAAATTTAAAGAAGTCTGGTGTTCCACTTATTGCAGTAATCTCTCCAGATGCTATTGTAGTTGTTCCCAACGTACCATAATCTGCAAAATAAACTGCTTTTAAGCCACCAACACTACTTTTACAAGGTAAAGCTCTACCAGATGTAAGTAAACAAGCCATTGTGTTTTATGTTTTAAAGTTATTAAAAAAGGGTAAGCAGATTAACCACCTACCCTCATTACTATTGTTTGTTATTAGATTATAGTCCTAATCCGTAAGACACGATATCTTCAACGATTGCATATTGTACTCCAGCAGTATATCTCATAATGAAACGTACATTTTGTGAGCCATCTAAGTCAGCCATATCTAATACTTTTACTTCGTTGTGGTCTGATAAAAGTCCAGTTCCAAAGAATAAGTTAGATTTTTGTGCTGCAATTGCATTGTTGTCAGAAAGTCCGTTACAAGCTACAACTTTTACACCATCAAAATATTGGATGTCCATATCTTGGTTATGTCCTAATCCAGCAGTTTGGAAACCTCCTAAAGCTCTTTTGTAAGCTCTAAAGATGTTTTGTGAAACATAGATGTATAAATCTTCTTTTCCATATACTTCACTTGGAATAGCATCTACAATTTTTCCTAACTCAGCTACTACGTTTGCAGAAGTTATTGCTTCTCCAGTAATTTTCTTTGCTCCAGTATGTGCAGCATCAGCATTTAATAAAGTTTTGAAACCATCAAAATTTCCATCACTAGCTACACCAGCCCAGATATCTTTTTCAGTTTGCTCTGCAATTGATTCAGACATTAATCCGATAAAGTAATCAGAAAAGTTAGAAGGTAAATTATCGTGAGCAGAATATCCCATTGAAACTGCTTCCCAATCAGATTTGAATGGAGTTTTACACAATTCTAAATTTACTTGTAATTCTTTTGGCTCAATAATCTTTTCTGTTAAAGCAACAGTTCCAGCATCTGTAAAATCACAAGATGCATTTGCAATAGCACCAGAAAGATTTACTCTTTTTAATACTTCTTTAAACTTTACGTTTGGCTTAACTTCGATTAAGTTGTTTGCGATTGTATTTCCAGATAAAAGTGCTGCTGATACATATTTCCCAGCAAATTCTCCAGCATACGTTGTTGTAATTGATAAACTCATTTTTTTATTTGTTTATTTTGTTAAATATTCTATTTCTTGTTGTGTTTTTATTCCCTTTTTGAGAATAAAGGTTTAATTCTTTTTTGTCAGATAAGTTTTCTGGAGTATGTGTAATTCCTTCAACTTCTTCAGCAGATAATTCTACTTTATCTTCCTTTACTTCTTCTGATAATTCAACTTGTACTTCTTCTGCAACAACTTCTGTTTTAGAAAGTTTTAGTTCGTTGATTTCAGTTCTTAGTTTTTCAATTTCTGAGAAGAACATTTCTTCACTAATTGATTTTACTATCTTCTTTGGAGATGCAGTTTCAGTTGATAATTCTTCTTCAACTTCTTCTGCTTCTGTTTCTGCTGGTGCTTCTTCTTCAGCACTTGCTTCTTTAATCTCTCCAATGATACCTTCTTCAGAAACTACTATAATCATACCACCTTCTACCTCATATTCTCCAACTGGTACTGCAACTCTCTCGTCATCTGCGACAACAAAGATTTCTGCACCAGCTTCAAATACTTCAGCTTCTAAGATAGCACCATTATCTAGCTTCATCTGCTCTAGCTTTACTTCTAATCCAAGTAAAACTCTAGCTTTGTTTAATAATGTTCTGTCTGTGTTCATATTTATATAATAAAAATTGGTTAATATTTTGTATTTTCAGTTTTCTATTCTTCCTTTTTGGCACTTATTCTACCAATACCTTGTTTCCAATAGTATGGTGTTTTGCAATTTTTATCATCTTTATTTTTGCAATCTATCGAATAAGTATTTTTACATTTACAATATACTGCTCTCATTATGATAATAGTTTTTTAAGTTCTTCTAGCTTCTCTAAATCTTCTAACTTTCTTGAAGCCCAATTAACACCAGCAGTACCACCCCAAGCATCCCACATAAGACCACCACAACCTTCTGAATATGGTACGTCTTTATGTTGTTGATGTCTTTTAAATGATGCCATTCTTGCAATTGTATCTCTGCTTATTGGCTCTCTTTTTGCTAATTGATTTGCTCTGTTCTTTCCAGTTGCTTCTCCACAACTACCCCATCCATTTTTCTCTACCCAAGCTAATGCTCTCTTTGCATTGTTTGTTGCTCCTTGTGGATAGTCTGTATATGATGCTAGTTGTTCTTTTAGTTCTTCGTTTGGTCTTTCCATTTTATCTGCAAAGTAACCCTCTATTGAAAACCCTTTTACTTTACCAGTCTTTACATAGTTATTCCATACATCTTCATTCTCAACTTTTACACTACCCATCCAAGTACCAACTGGTACATCTAAACCATACAAAGCAGTCTTGTCTTTTTGTTTGTCCTCTACAATCCAACTTTCAACAAGTGTTAAGCCTTGTAATTCTGAATTGTGTTCTAGTGTTGAGTTAGATTGATTACCATTTTGTAAATACATTTGAGATGCTTTTGCAACAGTTTTTTCTGAAAAGAATATGTAGTATTCATCTTCTCCGTTTTTTCTATAAATAGGTTTCTTTGGTATAAGTAAAGCACCCATTAATAAACGCTTCTCTTTATCTATTTCAGCAAGTTTTATTTCTTGTGTTTTAAGTGCAACAAAATCAGATTCTATTGCTGGATTTTCAACAACAGAAATAGCTTCTACTCCTATTGCTTCATCATCATCTAAAATAAGTTCGATTAACTTCATATTTATATAATATTTTATTAGTGTTATTTTACATTTTAATCTCCTAAACTTGCATCATCAATTATATTTCTATCCATACTCTGTGCAGTTGTTACATCGTTTGCTACTACATATGCTTGTACTGGTTGTTGTGATTGACCACCAATAGCTGCTGCTAATTGGTTTGTATCACTTTGACCAACTATATTAAATGATGGTGGTGTAGATGCTCCAGTTGGTACAGATGAAGGTATTGATGATTGACCACCTCCTCCAGATACACCTTTGCCTTGACCAATAGCAGTAGCACCAATTCCAGCAATTGCTAATCCAGCACCAATCTTTGTCATTGCTATTGATTTCGCAGTTGTTGCTAAAGAAGAAGCTTTTAATGGGTTAGGTATTGTAAAAGCACCAATAGAAGTAAAGAATGGTACTTTAGCCTCATTTGCAGTTGCAGTTGCAATAGATTCTTTTGCTTTTACTACAACATTCGCAATAGCAGCACCCTTTTCTAAAATTAAACCAGCCATTGCTAATGCTTTATTTTTACCAGCTATTTGTTGTAACAACCCACTTAAACTAGCAGCAAAATTTATATAATTTAAATTAATTTGTTTTTTTCTGTCAGCAATACTTTGTTCTATCTCTATCTCCCTATTTGCCCTCTCTTCAGCATCTATTAATCTTTGTTTCTCAGCTTCATCTTCAGCTAATTTCTTTGTCTTATCCTCTTCAGATTTTATATCTTCTTGTTCTTTTTTTCTCGCTTTTTCCTCATCTTCAATAGCTTTTAGTCTTGCA